ACTACTTCTTTGATTTCATCCAGGGTTACATTGAAAAATTCTCGGCGTGTATTTACCATATTTATCTTACGATCTTCAAATGCCCTATGCAAAGCAGCTTCCAGAGCAGGAGCATCATCAGAAAAAATCATTGCGTGTACATCAAAATTAAACGGAACAGAAGCATCGCCAAGTTCATCCACGCGGTCTTGAGGGTCTAATCTTCGGGTCATTCCAATTTTATAAACATTAGGACCGAAAGAACCAATATTTGAAATTACGTAAACGTAACCAGCTTTCATATTCGCCTGACGGTAATCAATATCTGCAATGGCTTTTTCTATATCTTTGATATGAGACTCAAGCTGCGCTTTCTTCTCTAAGAGATCCGCATCGTCAGGTTTTTGCTGGAGCTGCAACTGTAAATGCTCATAAGCAGTTTGGTAATGTGTTTGCTCTTTTTCGATTCTTTTTCGCTGTTCTTCAATTTCCTTTTGGATACGAGCCTGTTCGCGCTGTTCTGCGCGGGCAGCTTTTAGTTCTTCTTTTTCCTGTTGTTTTTTCTGTTGATATTCGAAAGCTAAACGGAGTTCTTTAACTTTGGCATCTAAATAGGGTTGAGTTATGGAAATACTCATAATGGTTCCTAGTTTTGAAATAGCCTCAGCCGATTTATAGATACGATCTAATGTTGCGTCAAAATTGGTGTATTTAACACGGGATATTAAATCATCACATTCGCTATTAAAAGCTCGCATGAGCAATTTCTGAGTATCAGAGACCATTTTCTTGCCTTTAGAGACGCTACCATTTACAGTCCATTCGGTACTTCCGGAAACCGCATTCTTATTCTTTATTAATTCTTTTTGTTTAGCGCGTATTTTTGCTAATTCTTCCTTATAGTCTAAAGCACTGGCAAAATCATAATGCGGCTGGTACAGTCCAAACTCCTGTACAATGATTTCATCGTCCATCCATGATATTTCGGAATGTTTTTTATGTATTGTATCATTCAGCGAATTGATTTCATTGTTTTTCCTGGATATATCAGAAGAAAGCGAAGCAATTTCATTTTCTTTTGTGGAAATTTCGTTTTGGAGTTCTTCAATTTTCCTTTGCAAGGCATCAGCCTGCTGCATTTCGGGTGTGAATAAACTTTTTAACCGTTCACATTCAGCTTGAGACTTTTCGAGTTCAGCCTTATATTGATTCCCTTTAAAAGTATCAAATAATCCCATAGTTTTCTCCTTTTGTTATTTTTGCTGGAAACGCAATTTGACTAAGTCTTTACGATATCCCAGTAAGTGGGATATCTGATCTGCGGTGTATGGTTCATATTCAGCGATCAGATCATCATCGATTAAGAGATCCATAGCAAACGTATCTGCCTCCACCTCGTAACGATGGGTGTTTAGGTGGGTCCTGCTATCCATAAACAATGCATTGGCTTTTTTATGGAGCAGCATATGCCCGAGTTCGTGGGCACAAACAAATGTTTTTTCGTGTTCTGGAAGAGATTCATCTATGTAAATGATATTATTTCGCTGAAAATATTGGTAGAATCCACGGACTCCACTTAACGGGGCGAATACCACGATGGCATTCAGACCGCGGATAATATCAAAAGGATTCCTGGTCTGATGCTTACGCACCAGCGCGTTGACCCTTTTCTTAATATCCATAAGCTATTCCTTCTTATATTTTTTAGGAGTGTACTTTTCTTTATTTTTCTTCTTTGCCATTTCCATGCCGATCTGCATCGCGGATAGAATCGACTCGATTGCCTCGGGACTGGCGGGATCGCCGTCAAACATTAAGCCTTCCTGAGAGAGTAGCTGATCACGGGTATTATTTAGAATCTTCTCAATGTCCTTTTCGTCACGAGGGGTTAATGGTGGTGTATTCTCCGGTAATTCGCCCGATGCAAGGTATTCAACAGATACATTAAAGTAGTTGGCTACTTTCTGTAAACGTTCATAGGTTGGAGTGCTGTTCTTCCATTTTGATATGCTACCATTCGAAAAACCAAGCTCCTTTTCAAGTTTTCCCTGTGATAGTCCAGCTTCTTTTCTCAGCTTTTCTATTCGTTCAAATGTTGTCAAAAATATCCCTCCTTAATTACAGAAAATATTCTGTAAAACCACTTGACAAATAGAAATGTTTCGGTATAATAAGAAGTGTGTTACAGAAAACTTTCTAAAATATACAAATGGTAATTACTGAAATTATTCTATTGAACTGACAACTTCATATTAGAATATTTTCAGTAAAAAGTCAATATATAAATAGAAAGTTTTCTGACATAGTTTTCTAAAATGGAGGTGGTAATGGTGCTGTATGACAACGTAAAACAGGCATGCAGAGAAAAAGGCGTGTCTGTTTCTGCACTGGAGAAAGCGGTAGGTTTTTCTAACGGGTGTATTTCTAAGTGGAACGAGAGTGAACCCGGCATTCGCAAGGTTCAGAAAGTGGCGGATTATCTCGGCGTAGCGATCGAAGATCTGTTGGAGTAGGGAGGTGAGAGGGATGAAGATATCTGTTGGAAAAGATATTCGGCGCCGAATAATAACAAATCTGCTATCCGCACATAAACAGATAGCAGATTATGGGAGCGCTGAATCGTTGATCATGCTAACGAAGTTTATTTCAAAGTTTTCCAGACAATTCGATGATGATTTCTTTGAGCTTAGGCAGGAAGAACATGATAGTAATTCCGAATACCCACCAAATAAAAGTTAGCAAAACATTGCATGCTTTAAAAAGAGATTTATTTTCGTCAAAACCGAGATATTCAAGCAACTTTTTTGGTGCGAAAACAACCGAATTTATCCAAAACACAGGGCTGAATGTTTCGAATATGCGTTGTCGAAAAATACCTTCGGCTTCATAAAACATCCGAACGGCTCCACCAGAGATGTCTGAGTGAGCGGAGGGAAAGTTGGTAAAAACATCTGCTTCAAAGGTTGCAGCTCTGCCAAAGCCAACGGACTGAGTTATTGGAATGGATATGTTTTTTACACCAGCTTTTTTGAAAAGTGAGATAATTTCGGCTTTGTAAGTTGGAAAATTAGGTGCTCTATCTGATAACCATTCTAAATGCATTTGACTTAAATGTCGTATACGAAAGAAGTAGTAGAGGTTGGTTGATACCTTATATGTTGAAATGATAAGAAAAAAGATAATGATTTTTTTCATGCTTTATTTTTCCTTGTTGTACTCGGCTCTGGCAGGAGCCTGTAGGTACAGTATAGGACAAAAGGATGGGGATGGCAATTAAAAAGAGGCGTATTCCAATAAAGAGAGCGAACCTAGAAGGGAGGCAAAAGAGATGCGTTTTATTGAGAACGAGATTCTGGAACGTATTGGCTTTGATTTTTATTGCGACATTGCAAATAACATTGTCAAAGCCAGAGCAGAAATGGGATGGACCCAGAAGAAGCTGGCAGAGCAGTCAGGAATCAAACCCCATCGGCTGGTGGGAATTGAAAATGTAAAGATCCGGATCGATTTGGATGATTTGGAAAAGCTGTCAAAGGTCTTAAACAGATCGGTGGACTGGCTTCTGGATGCGGAGTTGGAGGGCGGCGGAAAAGAATGCCTTTATCTGGTTTGGCCGGACTCCAGTCCTGGTTTTAAACTTTACCAGAAAGCTACCAGTAAGCGAATGGCGTTCATGATATATGACAGAAAATTCAAGGAGTGCCATGTTGCATACAGCAGCGGGCGAGAGAGGCATTTTGTACAACTTGTAGGAGTTCCAGTATCAACGGCAGAAATTCAGAAGAAGTTCAAAAAGCGTGTGACGGATGATTTGCCGATAGAACCGGATTGATTCGGGATGCCAATGCTCAGATGCCATTAGCTGAGTAGGGGGAATTCTGTTCGCAACAGAGGCTGAGAAGGAGGTGTAAGAAATGAAAAGAACTGCATTTAAGAAAAAGCCATCATGGAGCTATTGCACGGCGGATTGGATAAACGAAATTAAGATTCGAACCAGTTGGACAAATGAAAAACTTGCTGGTGAGCTGGGAGTATCGCTGTCAACGCTCCATAATATTAAATCTGCGCCGTGGAAGGTGTCTGGGGCGTATGTGCTGCGGCTTCTGGAGATTCGCAATAATGTGATTGCAAAATATGAAAATGGAAGAAAAGTCGTGTAAGACCTGCCGGAGTTGCTGGCGGTGTATGGAATCCGATCGGGAATACCCGTGCAAAGATTATAAGAAGAAAGCGAGGAAGCGTAATGAGAAGAGAACTGAAATGCATGGAACTGAGAAGTCAGAACCAGCGGATCATTGAGGTGCTGGGCGAGGAACTGAGTAGAGCACAGGCAGATCTGCAGTTTGCTTGGCGATTAGCCTTTACCGGTCTGGCGATTGCAGCGGTGGCGACCGGGGCGATGGTGGCGATCGCGCAGGCGGCGGGGATGTTCTAAAGGAGGGATAGACATGGAGGCGGCAGTAGTTTGTATTCCGATTTCGGAAGGTCAGATAGAAAGATTAAAAGCGTTGTATCCGGTACTCAAGGAAGAAATTTTAAAAATATATCCAGATTTTGATGAGATGATTTCTGTTGATTGGATAGAGACCTTCGAATTCATTTTGAATCGAGAGCAGAACAAAGGTGCTGTTCGTATCCTGATTAACACACTTCTTACGTATGAAGAAGCGCGGCAGAAATCGGCGGATGAGCTGGGACACACGGAGTAGGGAGCGAACGATGAGCAGGAGAACCAACGGAACCAACCGCGCCGGGGCGATGGTAAACGCCAGCCGGTACACCGGTTATGGGAGACCAAAGAAAAAGACCTCCAGCTTGGCAGAGCTGAACGGTCAAATCAATAAAAATATTAACAGCTTGATTATATCAAGAGATTCGGGAGGATGCAATGGTAAAAGCAACATTTAAAGGTAAAAGGGAGCCGATGGAGCTGGAGGGGGATATGATCCTTGGTACCACGATCCAGTATGATGCAATCAGAGATTCAGGGGCGTTTATCATCGGTGATGTTAAATTTTCAATTCTTCCGGGAGCCCTGGCAAGAATGGCGGCGGCGCTTCTGAAAACGTATTTTTCGGGAGAAGAGCTGGAGAAAGCGTATGCAGATTTCCATACAACATTTCTTGCAACTGCGGAAGCAGCACGGGAGGAGGATTCTGATGAAGAAGAGACTGGCAAAGAAAATTGAGAAGATGCGCCGGAAGAAGATTCATGAGGCGCTGGAGATGGTGTTGGAGATCAATACCACACAGGTAAGAAGTCAGGAGCTTACTGGACACAAACCTACGGCATTCTTTACGTTTTCGGGTCACGTAGCAGACGTAGATGTTAGCGTGTATCAAAATGGATGGAGCTTTACACGCGGCGCGGAAGGACGTTGGAGTGCTCAAGCCTTCCTCGACCAAGCTGGAGATATGGAGCGACTGCTGAAAGAGCTTGCGAACAAGAAAAAGGAGTTACAGGATGCTGGAAAGATGTGACTGCTGTGGCGCTGTTGGAGGAAGACAGAAGAATGTATAAAGGAATGATGTTTACGCCAGAAGCCGGAAAGACAGTGAACGATGCAGAGGCGTTCGAATACGCGAAGAATCATCTGGATGAACTGCCGCAGGAAGATAAAGAACTCTTTGTTGAGTTCTTCTTCTCTGACAACTGGATTAAGGAGGAAGATCATGCTGAAACCATATAGTGAACTCAGAAAAGTGGACATATCTCGATATTGCATGGAACGAGAAGGAATTAAATATTTAAATTGGGCGAAGTGCATTGACATTCTGCGCGAATACGGAGCAGAAGAGGTTTATTTTGAACCAATTCCAAACCCCAAAACAGGCGGGAGCCTTTATTATACTGATCTTGAATTTGAAGATAAGAGCGGAATTAGAAATCGTTGCTACGAAACTCGCATCAGAGTTGTAATTGATGGCAAGGAATACATCATGCAGTCACCGGTCATGAACGGAAGCAATCCTGTAAAGGACAACAGCATGAATCAACAGCGTGTCTGGAATAGCATGACGCGTTCGTTTGTGAAGTGTGTGGCAATTCACACTGGACTTGGTTTTGATTTGTGGCTCAAAGAGGAACAGAAGCCATTTGACAATGTTATTCCCGGGGGCGAGCCTTTAGCAAGCAAAGCGCAGATACAGACCCTTAAGAATTTAGGTAAAAAGCATAAGGTAGATATGGAGTATTGGCTTGCATCTAATAATCGTGCATGGGATAGTCTTACAGGAAATGAAGCAGGAACCATGCTGAATGCTTTGAAGGCAAAGTACGGAGATGATTAAATGTGGAGAGCAAAGGAACTTTAAAAGATGTGTCGATGGACTGGAAAACCGGTCGGATGCGGCTGACGTTTGAGCTGGAATCGGATGTATCGTCGTTGATTGACAAGATTAAGGACAAGCCTCTGCGGATCATTGCAAAGCAATGGCGGGAGAAGCGGAGCCTAGATGCGAATGCGTATTATTGGGTGCTTCTCTCGCGTCTGGCAGAGGTGGCGGGCATATCCAAGCCGCGGGCGCACAATCTCATGCTTCGGAGGTACGGTCAGAATCTCATGATTGCTGGTCAGATGGCGTATTTGGTTGTGCCGGACACGACTGAAGCGGAAGAGACGGCGCTGGAGGCGGAAACCTTCCACATCCGTCCAACTTCGCAGGTTAAGCAGGGCAAGGATGGGAAAGCATACCGTACATATACGGTGCTTGCCGGATCCAGTACCTACGACACTAAGGAAATGAGTGAATTGATAAATGGGCTGGTATCGGAATGCAAAGAGCAGGGGATTGAAACCCTGCCTCCGGATGAGCTGGCCCGGATGATGGCAGAGTATGAAGAAAACCACAGGAAAGAAGATACATAGTGTGCTGGTGGATGATCTGCAGCATTGCATCGTGACGGGGAGCCCGGAGGTGGCAATGCATCATGTATTTAACGGTCCTTGCCGTAGTCTGTCGGATCGATATGGCTTTATCGTTCCGCTCCGGCCAGACTGGCACAATATGACGCCGTACAGCGTCCACATGAATCAGGAGTTTGATGAGCATTTGAAGCGTCAGGCGCAGGAGTATTATGAGGCGCACATCGGCACCAGAGAACAGTTTATTGCCGAGTTTGGCAAGAGTTATTTATAACGGTACAACAGCCGCAGGGCTAGTACATAGTAACCCGTAGACAGCATCCTGGCACGTCTTACCGTGTTATATATTACCAAACCTTTACAGGATGCCATTGGTTTACCGGGAGGGAGACCGACCCTCCCGCTCCGGAAGGAGGAAGCAAGTTGGCGAAGAAATTAACGGAAATGGAAATCTTTACCAGTGCTTTATATAACGCGCTGGGAGTGGGACATAAGAACGCACAGACTCGCAGAGAACTCTGCAAGCGTCTCGGATGCAGCGATCGGATGCTCCGCAAGGGAATAGAGATTCTGCGGCTTGATTATGCGATTCTGACCCGTGACGATGGCAAGGGCTATTACCTGCCGGAGACAACGGATGCGGGGCGGGCAGATGCCAAGCGCTGGTCTAAGCGGCAAGATCGCCGCGTGTAGGCAATCCGCGCAGCACAGGCGGGAGCACTTAAATTTGCGACGGGATGGAAAGAGCCGAAGGGCATATATGGACAGATTAGTATGTTCAGGGACGGAGGACAGGATGGGGAAGATGCAGAGAGAGAAAGGAAAGCGCGGCGAGCGTGAACTTGCGGGCATCCTGCGGGACTATGGATATAACTGTCGCCGGGGTCAGCAGTATTGCGGGACTTCCGGCGATGCGGACGTGATCGGGCTGCCGAATGTACATATCGAAGTAAAACGAGTGGAAGACCTGAGACTTCGGAAAGCGCTGCAGCAGTCCTCCAGGGACGCCAGGGCGGGCGAGATTCCGGTGGTAATGCACCGGCGTAACTATGAGCCGTGGCGGGTGTCCATGTACCTGCAGAACTTCCAGCGGATGTATTCGGATGATATTTTCGATGAGCTGAAAGCGCAGATTCGCGGTGGAATCATTACCCTGTTGCTGGATACATGGATTTGCTATTACCGGGACTGGCAGGCGGGAAAGGAGATGGGCTTGAATGAGTGATAAGAAGTCTTTTGTCATGTATGAGAGCTGGGGTGCTGCCATCGAAAAGATGAGCAACGAGCAGGCGGGCGAACTCATTAAAGCGATCTACGCCTATCAGAAAGACCCGGATGCTGTTCCGGAAGATCCGGCGCTGGCGTTTGTGTTCGAGCTTATTAAACAGCAGCTGGATGCGGACAGCCAGCGCTACAAAGAAGCATGTGCCGCCAGATCGGAAGCAGGGAAGAAAGGCGGAAGACCAAAAGCAAATGCTTCTGATAAAAAGCAAATGGTTTCTGAGGAAAGCCAAAAAAGCAAATGCTTTTCTGAAAAAGCAAAAAAAGCTGATAATGATAATGAGTATGACAATGATTTAAAAGAAAACACCCTAGAGGGTGTAAAAGAAAAGCGCTTCGCGCCTCCCACCCTGGAGAATGTGAGTGAATATTGCCGGGAAATGGGTTATACGAACGTGGATGCAGCACGCTTTATTGACTTTTACACCAGTAACGGCTGGATGGTCGGTAAGAATCGCATGAAGGACTGGAAAGCAGCGGTTAGAAATTGGGACAGGAGAGAAAAGAATCCGCAGAGGCAGGATGGGGCCGCCGAAGTCTCCAAGAAGAACCGCTTTCACAACCTGGAAGAACATGGTTACGACTACGATGCGATGGTGTGGGGCATGGTGGGCGCAGCGGCGCAGGGCGAGGCTGGAAGCGCTGTGGAACCCGGTACGGGATGAAGGGAGTTAGAGGACGATGAAAAGCATGGATGAACGGTATGCGCTTATCCGTAAGGCACTCACTGGTGGCAAAAAGATGCTGCTCCAGAAGATTGCAGCTGCAATCGATGAGGATAAATCGAGAACAAGAACGGCGCTGGAGAGAATGTGTGAGCTCGGGCAGGTCTACCGGGAGGGCGGCGGACTGCGTGGAATTAAAGCAGTCTATTTTCTGGCACCAGTGCTGGAAGTACAGACAGAAAGTCAGGACAAGGCAGAAGTATCGACAGAACCAGAATGCCAGGCTAAAAAGAAAAACCCAGATGCCGCGGGCGGAATCTGGGCGAGCGACATCGACAAGATGAGAGAGAGGGTGCAGGTAGGCGATACGGTCACAGTCCAGGTGTCGGACACGATCGAGAAATCGCTGACATTGCACCGCAAGGTGAAAGTGATCAGCAAGCACCGGCATCTGGTGCGGGTTACTGGCGGGCACAGTATTACATACGCGGATTTGGTAATGTTTGACCGCGGAGTCGAGCCAGACTGGCGGTAAAAGGAGGTCAGAACGATGATGATTGAGAAAATCGGTACGCCTGCCATGCTGGAGCAGATGGCAGAAGAAGCAGCGGAGCTGGCACAGGCGGCGCTTAAGCTGGCGCGGGTGTTAAGAGCGGAAAATCCGACGCCTGTGACACTAGAAGAGGCAAAAATGAATCTGACGGCGGAATTTACAGATGTGCAGCACTGCGCCGGAGAATTAAAACTGGAAACTGACTGGCGGCAGATTGACGCGAAAAACCGACGTTTTAAACAGCGCATGGATGAGATGGTGCTGTTTAAGGAGAGAGCCCGGATCCGCGAAGAAATCCTCGAGGAAGTGAAAGAGATGGGCGGTTGCGATGCATCGGATGAGTTCTCGAAAGGCTTTGATGCTGCGTGTGATGTGATCGCGGAAAAAGTTGCAGGAAGGTAGGTCATAGAATGAAAAAAATCGAAGATATATTAAACAGCGAGCGGATTTGGGGGCACACCATCGTATTTCCGGTTCATAGCGCATGGATCAAACTTCCTGATTGTGGGACGTGCAGTGTGATATGGAGTGAAAACGAGGACGGAATGGAGCATGTATCCGTGTCTCCGAAGAAAAAGTTCAGAGTTCCCACTTGGGACGATATGTGCGTGCTGAAAGACGTCTTTTTCGAAGATGAGGAAGAAGCCTATCAGATCCATCCGAAAAAGAGTGAATATGTCAATGCTGTGGAGAACTGCCTGCATCTTTGGAAGCCGAAGGGGCATGAAATCAATGAGTTAATAAGCAAGGGGGAAGTATGAGCGAAAAATGCAACAGAGCGTGCTGGAACTGCTGGTATGACGAGTTTTGCGACTGGCATCCGGCGGGCGATGAAGATGCGTGCGAGGAGTACATAGCAGATGAAGAGGGTTAAGTGGTTAGATAAAGAGTGTAATAGCTGTGGTGCGCGCCTGAATAGCTGGGATGCCAGAATATCCAAGACACTGGCGTACAAATACCCATGTTGCGAAAAGTGCATCGCAAAAGAATATGACAAGACGCCGGGGGAGCTGCGGGAGCAAATGGAAAACTTTTTCGGGATGCGTCCTTGCCAAGGGATTTAAAGAAGGTGGAAAAGTGGCGGAGTACAATCTTTTGACACAAGCCCTTCTGGCAGCAGGATACACTGTGGACAATTTCCCGACAGACAAGGTTAGGCTGCCCGGTGGATGTTATGGTAAAAGCCCACTGGAGAACATTTATGGGGGCTTTGAATACGTCTGTAGATATAGTGATAATTTTGTCTACAAAACAGGTTGCGGCTTGTATGTAAAGGGCAGAAATGTGATTGGAAACATGTCAACGGCTGGAATTGACTGGTGCTATGAAAACGATAACCCTGTTATAAGATGCCCGTATGACAAGCCAGATTGTCCACAAAACGATCCGAAGTTGTATGGAACGCAAGGCGGCGGACTGTGTATACAGTGCTGGTGCGTATGCCATCGAACAAAGGATGATTATAATTACAACGCCAGTGTTGAGAAAAAGAACGACGAGCGTCTGGAAGAAGAAAAAAGAAAATATAAGGAGCTGGTCGAAAAACGTCATGGGCGGGTGTGCAGAAATCATGCATATTATAACGAACGCGCAAGAGAATGGTATATCAACTATAGACCTGAACGGTGCACGCACTGGTGCGAAAGAAACTATGGCTTTTGTCCGATACTTGGCAAAGAACTGGACAAGAAAAAAGGCAAT